ATCCATCGACAATAATACCTACGGATTTTTTGGGATTAACAGATACGCCAGCGGCGTATGCGGCTTCAGGTGATTTTTTAGTTAGAGTGAATGCGGCAATGAATGCATTAGAGTTTATAGACCCCTCAACTATATTACCAATAACGTTTTTAGCATTAACAGATACGCCAGCGGCATATGCGGCTTCAGGGGATTTTTTAGTTAGAGTGAATGCGGCAATGAATGCATTAGAGTTTATAGATCCCTCAACAATAATCCCAACTACATTTTTAGGTTTGACAGATACTCCGGTTGCATATGGTGGATCAGGAACTTATATCACAAGAGTAAATGCAGGAGAGACAGCATTAGAGTTTTTAAGTTTTGGAGATGCCTTTTTGGCAATGGATGTACAAGTAGCTTTTTATGTTGCTACTACAGGCGATGATGGTGATGACGGCACAGTAGCAAATCCATTTCTAACGATACAAAAAGGAGTGGATGAAGCGTTTTCTGTTTCTGGAGTATATAATGGTGCAGTTACGGTATATATTGCTAATGGGACATATGATGAAGCAGTTGTAGTTCCGACTGGAGCAGCAGGAGATGTAAATATAGTTGGGAATACTACAAGTCCTGCTAATGTTGTTGTGGATGCCAAAGGTAGTTATGTTTTTACTACTATAGCAGCGGGGGCAAATATTGAATTTGATGGAATTGAGTTTTATAACGCTACTATAGGTTTATATAATGTAGGATCACGAGTGACGTTCAAATATTGTTATATGAAAGATGTTGGAATAGGCGTTTATTGTATAGATGGTGGTAAGGTTAAATTTGAGTATGATGTTGATGGCGATACCGATATTGATTGCCTATCAGTTTCAGGTAGTAGTGCTATTTATTGTGATAATTTTTCAACAATAGAGATTAATCAAGATATTACAACTTCTTTGAGTGATATTGGAATTAATTGTAATAACTTTTCAACTCTTATTTTTAAAACAGGTAGAACAATCACATTAAATACATTAGCTACTGGAGGCGCGCACGGAATTTTATTACAGAATAGGTCATATTTCGAGACAGCGGCAGCAATAGATATTGATTTAAAAACAGCGTTAACAAGTAATAAATGTATAGAAGTAAGTAATTCGATACTTTATAGAACGGCGGGGGCTTGGGTATTTAATAACGCAGCACAAGGATTAAATTTTAATAAATATACTTATGCCTCGACTTCAACAGGATTTACGAGTGTTACATATAACGTGATAGGTATTGATTTGTTAGTAGATCAAACGTCGTCTTATTACGCTACAGATGATTTTGATACTGTACCTAGATTTTTACAAGAGAATGATGTTGTTCATGGGGCAGACACGAGATATTTTAATTATGCAATAGCAATAGGATAGGGGATTTTACAATGAGTATATTTCATAAGCAATTAGCACAAGGTTATCCGGCAGATGCCAATGCACTGTCTATTTATCAACCTCCTGCGGGTTATGATGCGATAATAAGAGAGATTTTGATTTGTAATCCGACGGTATCATTGCGAACATATAGAATTTATCATGATGCTGGAGGTGCAGTATATAATTCAACTACGGCGTTATATTATGATATACCGATATTGGCTAATACAACTCATAGAATAAGTTCTTTTTTAGGAATGAATAATAGTATTTCAAATTTGGCAGTTCAAGTAGATGCAGGGAATAGTTTGTGCTTTACAGTAAGTGGTAGTGAAATAGTTTCAACAGGTCAATTTTTACATAATCAATTAGGGCAAGTATCGCCGAGCGTTGCCATGCTTTATAGTTTGTATAGTCCGGCAACGAATAAAACAGCTATAATAAAGACACTTTTCGTTTGTAATTACTCTGGTTCACCAACGACTTTTCGAGTTTTTTTAGATGATGATGGAGTTGTGTATAGTGATGTTACTTGCCTATATAATGATATCCCAATAACAAAAAACGAAACGATATTAATAGATATGCATCAATGTATAGATAAATCGGCAGGTAATTTAGCAATTTATACGCCAACTATTAATGTATTAACATTTACAGCTTATGGCATAGAATATACAAATGGGTAAGGAGTAAGATTATGGGGTTTTCAACATTGCCTTTTGAGATAGATATTTTACAAGCAGAAATTGATTACGGACTGTACAGAAAGGTATCCTTATCGACAGATGTAGATTTAACAGCATTAGGAACTACATTATTATATACAGTTCCTGATAGTTTTGAATTTATTCCAGGCGAAATAATTGGTATTTGTAGTGCATATGACGCAATAAAAAATGATTCTTTTTTAAATGTTGGAACTAATAATCCAAATTATGATGATCTTGTTAGTGGTACTTCATTTTATAGTCTTTCTGCAATTGGTGACTGGGAAAAGATGAGTTTTAGTATGATGATGACGAGAACTACTCCGATTGCTGCAACAGAAGAAGTTTATTTTAATGTTACAACGGCAGATACAGGAACAGATTTTAAAGTTGATGTTCATTTATGGGGATATTTATATAGTGTGTAAATAAATAATAATATAATAAAAAAAAAGATTTTCATTATGTATAATACAATAGTTAATTAATAAAGGAGGAAGATAATGAGTAAAATTTTTGATCCTGCAACATATACATATGTGCATATAACAGATGTATCAACACAGAAATTATTAGACAAATACGAACCTGCATTGGCTAAGATTCCGTTGTCAATTTTGTTAGACACATTGATTTCAGGAGCAGATACGTTTTTGGAGTTAAATGATACTCCGGCAGCTTATGCGGGGCAAGCAGGATTGTGTCCTATAGTAAACGTTGGAGAAACAGCATTAGAGTTTGAAGCAAGGACTGTTCCGGTTAGTCCTTCTATAGTTGGCAATATCGTTACTTTTTCAGGAGTAACTGGAGAGCAGGCTGATTCTGGAGTGTCAATTGAAAGTGTAACATTAGCTCCGTTTGAGGTTGCTGCAACAGTTGATGTTGTTGCAAATGCAACAAATGTCGGAACAGGATTTGCTATAATTATTCCAGCTCATAGTGTGCTTTATGGTTTTATGATAGAAGCCGACGCACCTGGTGGAACTGCTGGTGGAGCGAAAACAATTCAATATTCAATAGGAACAATTCAAAATGTAAATAATGATCTTGCAGATCCTACAGACGTTGATATCATGATTGCTACAGGTGCTATAGTTGCTGTGGCGTCTGTTCATGGAGACCAAACTGCTGATCATGTTGGAGCATTTTTCCCAATGGATATGCACGGTGTTTATTTTCCAATAATTACAACTATATGGGTAAATTATATAGGTCAATCAGCAGATGCAACAGCAAACCCTGGTACAGTTACTTGTGATATTACAGTTTATCCTTTGGTTGGAAGTTTAGCGTAAGAAATTAAGAAGTCATATAATAAAAAGAGGTTGGTATGGCTAAAAGTAATAATGTGAAAAAATATGACGAATATGATTTAGAGATATCAAAAAAGATTCTTATTTTAGATGGGAAAGTAGAAAATAAGATAACAGAAGTGAATGGAAAGATTAGCGAAGTTTTTGCAAAGTTAGACGGAAAAATAGATGGAAAGTTTAATATTATAATAAATAAAATAGATGGATATTCTGTTAATACAAATGGTTGTTTGAAAAGATTAGATGAGCATTCTAAAGAGTTGCGAGATCATTCTGTAATGATACAGAATATAGATAGTTCGTGGAGAGAGATATTTAATAAGTATAGTGATAAAACAGATAAACATTCGATAGATATTGCTACGATAAAAACAGAGAATAAGAGTAAAACAACATGGGTGGTGATAGTATTAACTGCAATGGTAAATGGTGTGTTATTTGGTTTGAGATATCTATTTAGTGGGGTTAGTAAATAAAATGAGGAAAAGAATACGATTTGTTAAAAATAAAACAATAAATATATTATAATTATTTTAAATAAGTAGTTTTGAAAATAACAATATTTTAAATAATAAAAAGGAGAAAAATTATGGTTATTGAAAAGAAACAAGATGAAGCAATTAAGCTTGTTAAAGAGATCGATATTTTATTGAAAAAAAGTATTGATGAAAAAGACGAAAAAGAAAAAGTAGTTACAAAAGATTTGGAAGAGAAAGAAAAGAAATCTTTTAGTGATGAAGAGTATAGCGAATATCAGGATCTTAGAAAAGCAAAGAAAGAACAAGAAGCAAAAGAAGAACAGGACGAAAAAGTAATGATAGCAAAAAGTTTAAAAGATTTGAGTGAGGCGGTTACTAATATTAATAAAAAAATTGAAGATATTTCTAACCAACCGATTAAGAAAGCACAATCGGTAGATGGAATTAAAGTTCTTGAAAAAGAATCAGATGATCAAATTGTGAATGACGATAGTCTTATAAAATCTTCAAAAGATATTCCTGCTCCATTATTTAAGGCAAAAGTAGCACATTTGATGTTTGAAAAAGGAGTAAAAGAGAAAAAATTAAATTCTCAAGATGTCGCAGAATATGAAGCTAGTGGAAATTTGAGTGATGTTGGGAAGAGGGGCATTGTTCAATCAATTGTAAAATCAGCTATTAAAGATGGTTGTTTTTAATAAAAATAGAAAGAAAGGTATTAATTTTTATAATTTAATAGGAGGGTAAAATGAATCCAGATATGCTTTTTAGTAATGACAATTTTCTTGCTGATACCGATTTGATAGACAAATTAACAAAGACGTTGACAGCAGGATATGGGTACGCAGGCGCACCAACTGCTTTGGCAGGTGGTGGAGCATTGCAAGTAGAGTCTCTTGATTCTACGTTGCGTGCAGTAACATGGGATTATCGTAATTTAAAATGTTGGCCTATTATTCCTAAAGATAAAGCGTTTAATACAGTTGAGGAATATAATAGACAATTGAGTTATGGTGAGCAACAAGATGGTGGTTTTTTCGATGCAGAGGCAGGTGTTTTACCGGCTGCTCATGATGCCAATTTTCAAAGAGAAATTCAAAGAGTCAGGTATATGGGAACAACCAGACAGGTTTCCCATCCAATGACTTTAGTACGGACTGCACATGCTCCGGCAATGGCATTACAAATTAAAGCTGGTACAATGTGGGTTTTGGAGCAAATGGAAAGACAGCTTTTTGATGCTAGTGGACATTTTGAAGATACAGCAACTGGTAATTTTACAGGCAATATAGCGGCTTTACCAATTGGTGGATTAAAATATAATGGTATAGAGCAACAGGTTAGATTTGGTGATACAGATCCTAATGCTCAGTATACAGGTTGGGACGGTTATAATGCAGCAATTACAGTAGTGAAAGATATGGCGGGTGCTGTTCCAGATGAAGATGATATGACTGATTTCGCGTGGATGCAATCAGAGAATTTTGGTACACCGACACATTGCTTTTTTGACTTAAAAGCAATTGCTGATATTAGTAGAACAATGTTACCAAAAGAACGAGTTGTTCCATCTGGTCAAGAGGGTCGTGGTGGTTTTATAATGACAGAATTTTTGGCTGCAACTGGTGTATTTAAGATGGTTGGGTCAAAGTTTTTAAGTCCTAAGAGAGGGCCAAGAACAGCGGCTGCAACAGGTGCTCCGCTAACTCCTGCTGGAACTGGATTAGGCGTAGAAGGTGATGCAACTTCGGTATTACCAGCTGGCAATCATTATTATAGAGTATCTTCTCTTAATAATATTGGGGAATCATTGGCAGAAGCAGAAGTTGGACCACAGGCATCAATAGCAGGACAAAGAGTTGTAGTTACGATTGCAGCAGGTGTAGCAGGTGGAACACATTATGCAGTGTATGAATCAACGACAACTGGTGCTGGTTGGGAATTTATTGGGTATGTTGCTGATAGTACAGGTAATGGTGGTGGTGCAGTATTTAGAGATGCTGGCAGACGTGATAGGGGTTTGAGTCATGCATATTTATTGCAGTTTGATTCAACAAACGTCGTATGGCGTCAATTGGCTCCATTAATGAAGATGGATCTTGCAATAACGTCACCAACATATCGATGGATGCAATTATTATATGGCACACCGATTATTTTCACTCCAAAACATAATGTAATAATGGATAATATAGGTAGAGCATAATAAAAAATAGAGGGTTAATGAGTAGAGTTATAGAGAGTAAAAGGGGAAGTTAATAGCTTCCCCTTTTTTATTATTAACATTCTAATTGTCTCCATGTATGTATTGCTACAATGAAGTCTAAAAAATGTATTAAGTGTAGCAAAATATTTGTTGGTAGAACTAATAGTCCTTATTGTAGTTTAGATTGTAAATATCCAGAGCATGAATGTTTATATCCTAATTGCAATAATTTAATTATAAGACTTAAATCTAAATATTGTTCTATAGATTGTAGGAATAAACATATTGGACTATTAAGCAGAGAAAAGAATCGAGAGGCACAAAATAGACCAGAGGTCAGGCTTAAAAAATCTATTAGTATGAAGAAAGTTTTTTCTGACCCAATAATTGTTCTTAGGCATAAAGAGTCTATTCAAAAAACATATAAAATGGGAAGACAGGTTTGGAATAAGGGTAAGACAAAAGAGGTTAATGGAAAAATTAGATTAAGTTCTCAAAAGACATCCATAGGTATTAAGAAATTATGGAATAATGGATTTTATAAAGAAAGTATAAAATCTGGTAAATTTAAAAAATCTAAAGCAACAATTGAAAAAATTAAAAAAAGCAAAGAGTTGAATATATTTAAGTTTATTAAGACGAAATATGGAGTATCTCATTTAGATGATGAAAAGGCTAAAGAAGAGATAAAGAAAAAAATTGAGTATGAATTTAGTAAAGAAGATTATAAAGTAAATATTGATGGTTATATTAATAGTAAAGAGTTTATTTCGTATATTTGTCCAAGAGGTCATAAAGGCAAAACTACTTTAAATTATTGGAGAAATGGATTTAGATGCAGACAATGTGGACATAATTTGTCTTACAACGAAAATGAGATTTATGAATATTGTTTGTCAAAAAAATTAGAGTGTTATCAGGGGTATAGACCAAGTTGGCTAAAAGACAAAGAAATAGATATTTATATCCATTCAAAGAAATTAGCAATAGAGTATTGTGGGTTATATTGGCATAGTGATTTATATAAAACATTAAATTATCATAAGGATAAATACTTATGTTGTTTAAAAAATGGCATTAATTTATTAACTATTTTTAGTGACGAATGGGGGACTAAAAAGTCTCTTCTTTGTAAGATGATAGATTATAAATTAAATGTTTTAAAAGCTATTAAGATAAGAGGGAGTAAATGCGAGATAAGTGAAGTTCCTATAGTGGTTCAAAAAGAATTTTTAAATCAATACCATATTAGTGGATATACACCAAGCAAATATTGTTGGGGATTATATTATTGTTCTATTCTAGTTTCGTTAATTTCTTTTAGAAAACCTTTTATTAGGAATTTAGAGAATACTATTGAGATCTCTAGGTTTGCTAATAATTATGATTACATTGTTCATGGTGGGTTTACTAAATTATTATCATATTCTTTACAATTATTGAAAAATAGATATGGCAAGATATTAACTTATTCAGATTGTCGATTTGGTAATGGCAATGTTTATATGCAAAATAATTTTAAATTTATTAAACATACAAAACCTAATTATTACCTTACTAATGGTAAGATAAGAGAGTCTAGGCTAAAACATAAAAAATCGGATAAATTATTATATTTGGGAAATACAGAGAGAGAGCAGACAGTCAATCTAGGGTTTAATAGAATTTATGATTGTGGTCATAATAAATGGGAAATTACTGATTTTTGTTAAAAAAAACGGAAGTAATATTGTATATTAATAGGTAATATAAGAACTAATTAAAAATCAAAAAAGGAGAAATAAAATGAATAAAGAAAAAAATTGCTATGAAACAGATGATTTATCGTTATGCCCATATTTAGATTTAGAGGGGTTAAGGTATGTGAAAACAAAAGAAGATCCTATAAGGAAAAAGTATATATTTGTTTTTGAAGATCCCAAATCACAAGGAGTAGATTTAGCAAGGGCTTTTTTAAAAAGTAGAGATAAAGAATACAAGACATATTGGAGTTTCTATAGAAATGAATTATCAAAGGCACAGCAGGTCAATACCTATGAACCTTTGATAAAAAACAAAGGGAATATAAATGCCTAACACATTAACATTGCGAGTAGTTGGCGATAGAGATGAAGGGATTTTAGATGAATTTAGTTTTTATAGTGGAGAATCTCGTATTTTAAGACTACAATTATTTGATTCTGATAATGAGCAAAAGATATGTATTCCAGATACAGCTATAAAGACAATTACTTTGTCAGGTACACCGGATAATTTAGAAGTAAATAATGCTGATATTACATTAGATAGTGATGATAGTAGTATAATGTCTATTGATATAAGTGCTGCTATGTCTGAAATAATGATAAGTGGAAAGATTGAATTCCAGTACGTTTTAGGTTCTGTGATTAGGATATCAACATTAGAATATGGTTTAAAAAGATTAACTCTAATTTCGGAGTAAAATATGCCTGAACAAACTATTGTATTTCCAGAGAATGCCAGTTCGCAGCCAGGGTTTGAACGATTTGAAAGTTTGCTTACTGTTAATGATTTAAAAAAGAGATATTTACATGGAGTAAATTTAAAAGATGATAAGAGCAAGCAATTGAGTAGAGAGGCTTTGGTATCTTATATTAATACGGCAACATCAATGGTTGAGCATGATTATGAAATAACATTAACACCAACACAATATATGAACGAAAAGCATGATTATAAAGCAGATGATTATTGGAATTGGAATTTAATACAACTAAAACATAAGCCGGTTTTATCAGTAGATCATTATTATATCAGAATAACTAATAGCACGCCATTAACTGAATTTCCTTCGGAATGGATTCGATTAGAGAATATGACAGGTCAGATACAATTAGCTCCAATTTCTGGTTCTATAGGTGAATTCAATATAGGAAATGTTTCTTTTTTACCAAGAATTTTAATATTTAACGATACTTTTCCAGCTTTATTTCAGATAACTTATACAGCGGGTTTTGAAAGGAATAGAGTGCCTTATATAATAAATCAGGCAATTGGATTGACAGCGGCATTATTAGTATTATCTATCGCGGGAGATTTGGTAATTGGAGCGGGTATTGCTAATAGTTCATTAAGTATAGATGGATTATCTCAAAGTGTGGGCACAACTGCATCAGCTATGTATAGTGCCTATTCGGCAAGAATGGAATTTTATAGCAAGCAATTGGTTTTAATAAGTAAGATTTTAAAGAAGTATTATGGAAAGAAAATAAAACACACAGTTGTATAAGGGGTATTTTATGGATTACAATTTTTTAGGTAAGACAGCAAAAGGTTTTGAAGATATACAAAATGTAGGTGAAGTAATTTTGTTGAAAGGTGGTCTTGGTAGTGGTAAGAGGGGACATAGAACTTCAAAAAAACCTTCAGAAAACAAAAAAAGAGAAATGACAAGATTTGTAGAAGATACAAGTCGTAGAACGGGTAAACCGACATTAGGTCGGTCTGGTTATCGGGTTGGAGATAAAATTTTTTATGATAAAGATTATTCTAGTAAAGAAAAAGCTAAACAAGCCGCTCAAAAATATTTAAAAGTTGATTCTGTTTTCGAAGATAAAACCAATGATTCTTGGAATAAATTAAGTCCAGAAAAACGTAGAGAGTGGCGAAATAAATATAGTAGTGATGCTAATGCGGAAAAGAAATATGATAGTGTCTTTTCTTATGCTTATGCTCATGCTAAAAAATCTCTAATTGAAGATTCAGAAATAAAAGATTTAATTAAGTCAAAAGATTATGATAGTTTTTTAAAAGAGGCAAAAGTAGTAATATCTAATATTGCTACTGCTCAAAAAGAAAAGGATAATAAGAAGGTTAAAGAATGGCATGGTAAATTAGATACATTACTGCATAATTTTGTAGGTAAAGAAGGATTAACAGAAGAAGAGTCAGGGAAGGCATGTCCAGGTAGTAAGATTAAATCTAAAGGCAAAGGGCAAGGATTAGGAATTGGACAGGGGAATGGACCAATAGGCAGACAAGGGGGTTAGAAGTGATTGATACAAGAGATATACAAGATATTAATTTAATCCGATTGGGTGAGATATTGCGGAAGTCAAAGTATATTAAGAGAACAGGGAGTTCTGGGAGCTATAAATATTGGTATAGAGATAAAAAGACAGGTAAATTGGTAGAAGGAAAAAAGAACGGGAATATTCCTAATAAATCAAAATCGGATAATTTAGATAATCTTTTAAAGAAATATGATCAGTATAATAGTGCAAAAATAAATCAATTAAAGTCTCAATTTAAAGATAGAAAAGTTTATGGACGAATTAAAGAAAAAGAATCAATTGCAGGCAAATTAGAAAGAAAGCCAGACATATATAAATCTATTGATGACTTGAGAGATATTTCGGGTATAAGAGTAGAAAGCGAATCTATTAAGGATGTATATAAGGATGTAGAAAAAATTAAAAAAACAGAAAATATTATTGAGGAAAAAGATTATATTGCTAATCCTAAAGCAAATTATAGGAGTATTCATTTAATAGTAAAAGATGGAGATAAATATAGTGAAATTCAAGTTAGAACTAAAAACATGACTAAATTCGCTGATTTTGTTCATGATAAAGTTTATAAAATACCAGAAGATAAAAAAACAATTATATCGGAAAATAGGAAGATTATTGATGATTATGTAGAAAAACTAAGTAATTATTTTTACAATTTAGATAAAAAGATATCTGCAATTTTACCTACTTGTTTAAAGATAATTCAAATAGCGATAGGATGTTACTCATGATAAAAGAAATGTTAATCGCAATGGAAAAGATAAGGCCTAAAAAAGGATTTATTGTCGTTGGTATAGATAGCTTTGAATTACCTGGAGAAGAGTTATTTGTTATTAAAAAATTTGAATTTGAAAAAGAAGCACAAAAATTTTCTAAAACTAGAAAGAATAGTTTTGTATTGAGTTCAAAAACAGAAGACATTAAACAATAATAAGGAGATTTAAAGTGATAAAAGTATATAAGAAAAATAAGAACGAACAATTGGCAGAGTTTTTCAATTTAAAAGAATTTAATTGTCATTGTAAGAATAAATATTGTTCTTATACTTTGGTGGATAGTGATTTAGTAGATAAGTTGATGATATTAAGAGAGAAATGGAAACTTCCTATTCCTATTACAAGTGGATATAGATGTATGGTTCATAACGAAAAAGTAGGTGGCAAATCTGGTAGTTATCATATGATAGGAAAGGCAGTAGATATAGATATTAGTCATTTGGAGAAAGCTCTTGGATTAAATAAGATCATGGAAGATTGTCAGATATTTGATGGGTTGGGATACAATAAGAAGAAAAAATTCATTCATGTGGATGTCAGGGGTTATAGAGTAAGGTTTAATTATTGAGGGGTTAGAAGTGATTGATACAAGAGATATACAAGATATTAATTTAATCCGATTGGGTGAGATATTGCGGAAGTCAAAGTATATTAAGAGAACAGGGAGTTCTGGGAGTTATAAATATTGGTATAGAGATAAAAAGACAGGTAAATTGGTAGAAGGAAAAAAGAATGAAAAGAAAAAAAATAATGTGCGAGAAAAAGGAACATCTAATATAAGTTTTAATGAATGGTATAATGAAATTGCTGATATGCCTGAAAAAGTTGATGGTGAATGGGTAGATTTAGAAACAGGACTTCCATATGAAGAAAAAGATATTAAGATAAAACAAGTAAAAACAGATGACCATCTTAGAGAAATAGAATCTAAGAAATGGAAATTATCTGATTTAAAAAATAGATGTGAACGTTTTGTAAATAGTGAAAAGATATCAATAGAGCGTGCTCCTAAATTTGCAATTGAAGCGATAGAAGCGACTAAAATTGCTATGAATTTTGGTGAAAAATTATTGTCAAATAAAGGTAAAAAAGTTGATTTTATTCGTCATGCTGAATTAAATTCGCATGCGTCTAAACTTATGAATGATGCAATAATTAAAGAGAAAAGCAATAAAAAAGATTAAGATGTATGTTATAGTATAGAACTAATGAGTAAAAAAGGAGACTAGATATGGTTGATACAAATAAATTTTTTTCTGGATTAAAGAGAGAGTTGTTGGAAATCACAGAAAAAGTAAATAACGAGAAAACTTATCAGGATTTTTTTGCATATTTAGCTCTTCTTAGCATGGGGCAGGAAATTCATGCATATGGGACGGATTATGACGAAATGAGGATTAAAGGTGTTTTAAGTGGAGATAGCGAAAAAGAATTGAAATGGTTTTCAGACAAAAGTGGGATAACTATGAGATTCCAATTAGAGAATGTCCGTGGAACAGGTTTAGAGCCGATAGGTTCAAGTGGTTATCATTCTGGGGTAGGATATGTAGATGAAGTATCAGGAATAGAGGATAGAAGTTTAATAAGAGAATATGCGCCTAGTACCCTTTGTAGTTGTTATGTTTGCGCTACAGAAAGAACGATTAAAGATAACTGGAAACCATTGAATTTTAAGATAGCGAAAAAGACATCTGATTTTATTCAAGAGTATCTTGAGAGAGATGGTCCGGCACAGATAGAGATTAATTTAAAAAGAACTCCAGAAGAAATAAAATCTTTGAATGCAGTAGTAAGAGAGATTATAGAAGGCAATAAATCATTAGAGCCTTTACTATCTATAGTAAAAAAATTACAAAAGAGTGGTTTATCTAAGGAGAATATATTAAAAATTGCAAAATCTCATTTAACGACAGTGGAGTTATCAGATAGTGATATTTTTAAAGGTGAATGGAAATTATGGGATATGAAAGACAATTTAGAGGAATCGATGGGAGATTTTTGTAAATCTAAAGGTAGTACTGATATAATTGATTTTTCAGAGCAATTAATGAAATCGAAGTTTATAAGAAAAGAATATAAAGGTGGTAAATGGGTATATTATTATAAAGACCCAAAGACAGGGAAAATAGTAGAGGGAAATGCGCCTAAAAAAGTATCTGCTTTTGATGTTTCTTCTGTAGGTAAAACTGTTAGTGAAATAGAAAGTAAAATTAATGCGCCTTATGTTAGTGCTGTTGAATTACCTTTAAGTGACGAAAAGAATGTTTCAATAGCGATTCGTGTTTCTTTGGATAAAAAAGAGGATTGGGAACATAATCTTCTTTTAAATTCTCGTTATTCTGAATTTGTTTTTTCAAATGATGGAGTGTTAGAACAATTTGCTATGTATCGCAATTTTTCTAAAAAATTTAGGAGAACAAAAGTAAAAAGTATAGAAGAGGCTGTTAATAAAATTAACAAGTATTTTGGGGAAATAAAAGAAAAGAAATAAGTTATGACTAAAAAAATCGGACCAAACAAATATACTAAGTCAAATTCTTATGACATTAAACAGCCTCAAATAATTTTAGATCCCGAAAAGTTTAATGCAGCAATAGCTTCATATGGTATTCGATTAGAGCATTCAAAAATAACATTATGTCCTAATTTTGTTGGAAATTTAGATAGCAATGAACATCAATTGGGATGTGAATTATGTGGCGGAAGTAATTTTGTTCATTTTGATGCTCAGGAGATTTGGGGGGTATTTAGTCAAAATGCTTTAGTTGAGAATTTTTTTGCGCAAGGATTTTGGGATAGGGGATCTGCTCTTTTAACAGTTCCTACACATTTAGAAAAAGGAGAGAATTTTCCTATTTATATCAGTTACTTTGATAAGGTTATTTTATTAGACTTTAAAGAGAGATTTTATGAAGTGTTACATAAAAGTGACGGAGATAAAGATATATTAAAATATGAGGCATTAGATATTAATTATTTGAGAACAACAGAGAAAGAGTATCATTACCATAAAGATTTTAAATTGAATGATGAGGGGAATATTATTTGGATAAGTCCAAATAGACCTAAATATAATTTAGAGCAAGAGATGGGGGAGATTTTTACTGTATCGTATTTAAGAAGACCGGTTTATAGGGTAGTTGAGCTATTACACGAGGGGCGATATAGTCAATTTCATTTTAAAGAAAAATACCGAAAAACAGTAAGATATCCACAGCAAGTATTAATAAAAAAAGATTTTTTAATCGAAAAGCCAGAAATAGAAAAAGGACTTACTAAAGTTGAAACAGCCGGAGGAGTAATTATTCCAGGATAAAAGAAGGATTATTTATGGCTGTTTTTGATTTAACATTAAAAGCGAAAGAATTAGGAAAAGATTTAGATAGTATAAGTGATTCTATTCGGAATAATATGGAAAGTGCCGTCTCAGAGATTTCTGAGATGGTTTATAGTCAAGGTGAGAAATATGCTTCAGAGAGATTAAACAAAACAAGAAATTTATATCTTAGAGGACTTAAACTCGAAAAATTAGATAACAATATATATGTAATATATTTAGATGACGATATTAATTATTTGGAGGCTGGATATAGTTCATTTGACATGAAACCTGGTCTTTTGAATGGTCCTAAATCTAAAATATCCAATCAAGGTACTAGATACAATACAGTACCTTTTTTTCATCAACCAAAATCAAAAATCCCTTTAAATCAGTCTCAAATGGAATTAAGAGAAAATTTAAGATCAACGATAAAATATCATAAATTAGATAGAATTATAAAAAGTAAAAGTGGAAAACCGTTAGAGGGCGTGGTTGCAAGATTATCTGGAAATGATATGGCAGCGAACTTAAAAGGGCTAGTAAAAATTCAGAAGACATATGAGAAAAAGACAGAAAGCTATTATATGACATTTAGAAGAGTATCCGAGAATAGTGATCCGAATTCATGGATACATCCGGGGTATAAAGGTGCTCAAGTCGTCCCTGATTTAGAGCAATGGACAAGTCGAAAAATAGACGAAATATTAAAAGCAATTCTTAGTTGATTTATTAAAAATTACACAAAAAACATATTATAATTGTTCAATATGGGTGCTCCACTAACAGAAAATATTATTGAACAAGTTATACGCTATGGATTGGAAGATTTACATAACTATCCGTCTAAAATAGATATGATATTTGATAAATTTTTAATTGATGCGTTAACTACTCAATACGGACAAAAACAGATAGATTCTATAAAAAGTTATTTTATAGATAAAAATAAAATTTCAATAGTACAGGCTTGGCCGTTAGTAGCAGAAAAAATACCTTGTTATAGTATTCATTTGATGGGGACAGAGGAATTACCGAATCAGAGTATGTTTGATGATGGTGCTGGAGAAGAAGAGACTTTAGCAGAAGTCAATACTTTGGTGTCTTTTGTACCAACGAATTATAATGATATAACGGGGTATGTATATTGTCCGTCTGGTGTAGATTTAAGTGAAGTTTATGTAGGTGCATTATTTGTAGATGCGAATGCTAATCAATTTGAAATTGTAGGCCCGATTTTTACAGAAGTTGGTGATGAAAGATTTTGTATAGCAACAAGATCAAATGTGACATTAGGAGATTGTAATATTATAGATAGGCAAAATTGGGATATAACGCCTGTAAAAGAGACAAGATATATTGAAAACATACAAATTGGAATTCATGCGGGAGAACAGACAAATTTATGTAAATATTTGTATTATTTATTGGTATACTTTTTACAGAGTAAAAGATTGGAATTAGAAAATGTAGGTATTCAATTACACACATTTTCAGTAACAGATTTTAACAAGAATATAGATTTGTTACCTAATAATATTACTCATAGATTTTTGAATTTAAGGTCTCAAGTAATTTTTTCGTGGAAAGAAGACGAATATAGTTCGTTAGTCAGAACTGGAATGAGTGTGAAAATAGAGAAAGATGAATGGATAAATACTGGTGACGACACTGTGATAACAACAGATGGTACAGAGCCAGAAGAATAAAAAATTGGAGGCTATTATATGACTACTGAAATAAAGAAAGAGATTTTATCTACAAAATTAGTAAAAAAGATAAATACGTCTGTTATTGGAAAAAAGATATTAGAACAATTCCCGATTGTAGAAATAAATCCTGATGATTATAAAGTAACAGATAAGAGTAAAAAAAGAATTGAAGCAAGATTTTTAACTTTTGATTCTTATTTTTCAATATTGGTTAAAGGCAATAAAAAAATAAAAAATCATCATAAACAACCGATTAGTGAGTATATTTCTCAAAAAATGGGAATAACTGTAGGAAAAATGGTTAACACAAAAGAAGAGTTCGATAAAATAGTAGAGGGATATTAAAATTGTTTTTAAATTAAAATAAATCAAGGAGATATAATTATGGTTATTGAAATATCTTATGATGGCACTGGAATAGTAAAGCCAGGGGCGTATTCAAAAATTGATGTAGAATTAAACGGCGGTCAGATTTTGTCACCTGCTGGAGTTGTTGGATTGGTAGGAGAAGCGATTGGGGGTGCTCCAGGATCAGAAGATGGAGTGCAAGAATATGACAATACACAATGGAAAGATATTTTAAATAAATATATATCAGGTCCGATTGTGGATATGTGTCGAGTAATGTTGAATAGACCATGTTTAGATCCTGATATTGTTAATGGACCGACTCAAGTAAAGATATATAAAACTAACAATTCAGCGATATCAACAGGGTCAGCGTTAGTCATGGATGACGCAGTATCGCCGGATGCCTTATTAAATCTATCTTCTTATAATTATGGTGCGGATGGAAATGATATTGGTTTTTATGTTACAGAAGGTATTGATACAGATGAACAGGCGGGAGTGACAGGGGGTCCGCTTACTTTTCCTTTAACATTAACACCCGGTGCTGGGGTAGTATTAGTATTTCAAGGGGTTAGTTATTGGTTTTTAGTCCCTATAGCGGGTGCTGGTCCACATGCTACAATTGACCCTATAATTGCATATTTAAACGATGATGCGAATTGGGCTCCAAGTAGACCAGTAATTGCAAGTGCGGTTGGTAACAGGATTAAATTAGAATTAAATACAGCATTAGTAATATTTAATGGATATGAAACAATGCATGAATATGGAATTTCGTTTGTTGGTGGGTCGGTTGGTGATATTGAATTGGGATTTAGAACTAGTGTCGCTTTTGCAACGAATGGAACAGCAGTGGGGACATTTACAGTTAATAGCATTGCTAATTTATCGGTTGGTATGTGGACACAGGTCGTTGACAATGATAGTGGTGCTATATTTACAAAGATTACCGATATTAGTGGGGCAGCAGCTCCTTATACAATTACAGTAGATAATGGATTAACGAATTTATTAGCGTATACAGTTGCTCAAAGTGCAGCAATATATGGCAGTTGTTCTATCGTAGATGAAACAACTTTAGAGGTTACAGAAGGATATGGCGGTTGGAATAGAGGGGATAGAGGAAGCCGTATTTTTTCTATAAAGAAGAATACAGATTTAGAGACATTACCAGAAAACAATAATGATGTAATTCTTAGAATTCTTTATTTAGGTGCAGCAGCGACGGCAACAATGTCTATTCAGGATGTTGTTGGTGTAAGGACATTAACAACTACTTGCGCGGCAACTCCGGGTCATGATTTAAACATTGATTTGAGTGCATATACAACTATTGAAAGATTAGTAGAATATATCAATGGTTTTAGCGGTGGAAGTATTTATACTTGTTATTCAGATTATTTTAATGCAGAAACTTTTTCGCCATCGAATTTAGATTGTTATAATACTATTGACATAAAGTCATTTCCCTTAGAAATGAAAGCCGCTCATTATGGAATAGAGCAAGTAATTAATGCTTATTCAGAATTAATGACAGCTGAAGTACAAGTAAATGTTTATAATCAATTAGACCTTGTGTCTTCTACAGCAAGAAGATTTTTGTCAGGTGGGACAAATGGTTTCACAACAAATTTAGGTATTCAAAATGGATTTGACGCATTATTACAAACACAATGCGACGGAGTTGTATCAGGATTTAGTCAAGATGCTATAACAGATATAGCGAGTGGATTAACAGATGCGAGTTCTACTTATACAATATCATCTATTAACGCTATGATTAATTCGCATTGTGCCTTGGCTTCAAATACAACTAATAAAAATGAAAGATTGGGGATTTGTGCATTAAAAGATACTTATGAGAATTCTAAATTAGTTTCTAAAAGGTTAAATAGTCAATATGTATCTTTAGTTATTCAAGATATTCAAGTTTTGGATAGTGAAGCAAATTTGAATTGGAAAAATCCACATGTATTTGGAGCATTATGTATAGGTACGGAATCCGGTGCAGAGATAGGGTTGCCAATAACTAAAAAAGCGTTAAATTGTAATGGTATTAGGCATGCTGATTTTGATCCAAGAACTCAATATGCCGATGCTATTAGAAAAGGTATTTTATTTGCTGAACAACCAAATCGAGGTGGAGTAGAAATTGTATTAGGGAATACTACTTATATGAGAGATTCTAATTTCGCATATAATAGACGGTCTGTGTTAAAAGCGGGATTTTATACTGTACAGACGTTAAGAACGCAATTAGAAGATGCGTTTGTTGGTAAGACAAAAGCTTCAGGTGATACATTAGCTAACGCAATAAGAGGTTATGCTCAAGATATTCTAGGCGCGTTATTAAGAGAGAATGTATTAGCAGCAGATGCAAAAAATAAAGGACTTGGGTATAGAAATTTAGTAGTTGTAATTGTTGCTGGGACGGTGACATTGAATGTTATTGTAACTCCTGTATCTGGAGTAGATTTTGTTTTAAATAACGTCACATTAGCAGCAATCAATGATACTGCATAATAAATAATTTTTAAAGGAGGATATATGTCAGGAAATAGAGTAGATGAAGGTGTTAATCCTACTTCTGTATTGACCGGTGCTAAAGTTAGTTTTTATTTGGGGAATAAATTAGTAGCTTATGCATCAGCGGTTAATTATACAATCAATCATGGATTAGTTCCGATATATACGATAGACAGATTAGCCCCCGTAGAATATGCTGAGACAGATTATACAGTTAATTTTAGTGTAACTCGATTCAGAGTTCCTAAGAATCAAGCAAAGCCAGGAACGGGTTCGCCGATTTCTTTAGGGTGGCAATCCAAGTTACAGGATATGTTGACACAAGGGACTATATCAGCAAGGTTGTATGATAAATCAACGAAACAAGATATTTTTGTGGCAGAAGAAGTTAAAATGGCGACAAGAGCTGGTTCAATGGCAGCAAGAGATATAGCGAATGAGACACTTGATTTCGTAGGGTTGTTAGCGTATGATGAAGCTGGTGTACAGAATATAATATAGAGTTTTAAAAAAGAAGGAAGATATGCTTGATTTTTTGACCATCCCCCATTTCTTAGAAGATTAAGTGGCATGAATCTTCCTTCTTTTTTATTTTTTATTTTTTAAAATATAGTTAAAACATTAAAATATTATTAAAATACATTCCTCATTTAAAAACAATTTAAAAAAATATGGATTAAAAAAGGAGAATAATTATGTTTTCAGGATTACCGGATTTTGAATTTATTTTTGAGTTTGATGTTAAGGGGCAAGAGACAAAAAAAAGATATATCGGAGAGTTTATATATAAAAAACCGAATCTTAAAGCTTCATCTGAAATTGCGAAATATAAAACCAGATTAGATGGGGATTTAAAGAATTTAGATTCTTATATAAAGTCCTTACACCAGATGTTAGCGCAATTAAGATTTGGAATTATAAAATTCCCCGAGTGGTGGGAAGAATCTGATTTTGGATTAGAATTATACGATTGGAATATTATTATTGAGTTGTATAAAAAAATCATGGAATTCGAGGATAAATTTGAGAAAGATGTTTCTAAAAAAGTTAATGAAGTAACGAATAAAAAAGAAGAGGATAATGAAGAAAAACAGCAAGAAAAGTAATCTTTATTATTTTAAGAAGTTAGCAATTAATAATCTTAATGAAAAAGGTAAAGATAAAGAATCTTTATTAAGATTCTTAAAAAAATGGTGGTGTTTGCATTATAATAGACCATACAAAGATCCTCTTTTAATGGAGTATACTTTTGAAGAATTGTTATTAGAATATTATGAAATTTTATATTTTTCTAATGAAGAAGAAAAGCAAAAAGTATTGATAGAAATTAATATTTTTGAGAATGGTGAAGAAGATGAAGAGTGGTTAAAAAAAGAAATGGGCGAAAATTATATGTCAGAAGACGAAATGAAAAATCTTCTGTTGGAAGAGGTTGATAATGCCAAATCATAAACATCAAATTCAAATCGGATTAGACACAAAAGATGCTCGAAAAGAAATAGACAGTCTATCAAGATATATCGGTACGAAAAAATTATCACCAAAATTAGATAAAGAAACAGAGTCTTTGTTAAAGGGTTATTTTCGTAAAGAAATTGATTATACCAGTCAATCTTTAAAAAAGAATCAAGAAGCATTAAAATCTGTTATGCAAGGAGTTGGTAAAGGCGGGGCTACAGCAGCGCAACATAATATGATAGGACAGATGGTACAAGATGTTCAGGCGGGACAAAAAGCATTAGGTGGGTATGGTACTCAAATGAGGGCTATGGGGTTGGGACCAAAAATACCTCCTCAGGGGCCGTCAATGATATCAAGATTTGCAACAGCTAGTAGTTATTTAGGCGGTGGTGCGGCTGCAACAATGATGACTGGAGGGGCAACAGGTTTAACAACAGGTGCAGGGGCTGCAATAGGTTCATTATTTAAAAAGTCAGGGAAAGGTGCGGCAATAGGCAGTATAATTGGGATGGGGTTAGATGTATTTGGTGGGGCATATAAAGAAGCTGCTCCGACATATTTAAAATGGCGAGGAATGGGGTATAATAAGGATCTTACAAAACTTAGTAAAGGGGCTAATTTAGGATATGGACCTCAAGAAACAAGAGCGTTGGTTGGTTCAATTCTTTCTAGTAGAGGGACAATGGCAGGGGGTGGAGAAGAGTTATTAGAGAATACGCAAAAGTTTGGTCGTGCGTTTGGAGTAGAAAGTGGAACATTAGCCGGAGTGTTTTCAAGTATTAGACAAGCGGGTGGTGGAGATTTTGATAAGAAAACAGCAGAAATTTATGCTTCAGCATTAGCATCCAAATTAGAAAAAGGAAGAATTGGTGAATGGTTAGAGCAGACATCAACAACTATTTCAGAATTTGCAGGGAAAACAGCAGGAGTTGATACAGGGAAAATAGCATCTATGATGGCAATGATTACAGCGATGGGAAAACCATTTACTCCGGCAGTAGCAGCGGGACAGATGAGAAGTTTAGATAATTTAATTAGGAATCCAGGTAAGTCCGCAGCAGGAGCATTGATTTTAAAAACAATAGGTCAAACATTGAAGCAAGGAGGATATAAAGGTAATTTGCCTTTGGGAACTCAAGTGGTTCGAACGGTAGGATTATCAAATGTAGATGAAACATTATTTGACGAGGCAGCAAATCCTTGGGAAGCACTTCAAAACATTTCAAATAAAAAAGGAATAAAAGACCAATTGCCATCTTTAAAAGCATGGAATACTACTGCATTTGTTAAAAATTTAGCAAAAAACATTAAAAGTGCGACTAAAAGATATGGACCAGAAATGACTGCATTAGCAACTCATCAAATGTTTTTAGAGGGTGGATTTAGTATGGGCGCACCTGCTGCTTTAAGATTTGTACAAAGAGCTAATGCGCCTGGTGGAATGAGTGAACAAGAAATAAAAGAATTTTCTAAACAATTAAAACCAATAACAGAAAAACGACTTGTAGATGTAGTAAGTAGTATTGACAAAACAACAGTAGCAGTTGAAGCTTTTTATAGTTGGGCAAAAGAAAGATTTGGGGAAACAGTTATTCCTGTTTCTAACATTATTAAATCTATAGCTGGGAAAGGAATAGTTTTTAGCGGGCGGCAGAATAATCTATTCAATAATATATTAAATGACCCATTAAATATACCATTAAATGAATTAAATAGTCTAAGAAAAAATTTATTTCAAGACAAAGGTGAAATACAAAAAATTAAAACAGAAACATTTGTTTTACCTAATGAGGGTAAACAAGTTTCTGATCCGTCTAAATTTATGTCTCCGCAATGGTTAGGCACTATTTTACCTAGTGATACAACAGGCGTACAGAGCAGGAGAAGTAATTAATGGAACAGAATACTTATCAAAGTTATAGTTCAAAATGTAAAATTACTTTTTTTCATTATGACGAAATTAATCCTTCTGATAAATCTGATTTATCAACAACAATGAAATGTACTCAGATAGATTTATTAAGTACAGATGTTGATAATCCTATTTTACAGTTTAATTTTACCAAAACTAATAATGCAGCTTCAGGATATTTTCAGATACATTTATCACCAACACAAAATTGGTTACAAGCGATTAAGCCTGGAGATTGGTTATGTGTATATTTAGAAAATGGCAGACAAGACTCTCATTTACGTTGTTTAGGCAATATAGATAATATTGTAATGAATGAGGCAATAGATCCAAGTACGGGGGCTAGAAGTGTACGATATATAGTTACAGGACAGGATTTTGGAAAGATATTTGAAAAATACTGGATTTATATGCATCCGTATTTAGATAGCACTTTAACAGCAAACTTAATGGTTCCGTCAATTTTAGGTGAAATTAGTGGTGACCCTGGAAAACTTATGGATATATTGTTAAAAGTTTTTTTAAGTTCTAAATCAGGAGGTCAATCATCTTTTCAATTACCGTCTTATTTACAACAGTGGTTAATTCCTTCTGAATTAGCAACACAGTTAAGTACGCAAGGAGTAGTAGATGCAATGGCTTCGGGGCGAGCACCACATTTTTATGATATTTTAGATAGGTCAAATATTGTAAATGGATTACCTGGAGAAATTGTTATATATTTATTGACTTTAAATAATAGTTTATGGGGATTAATGAAAGAGAATTCTAATCCTTATATAAACGAATTATTTTTGGAAATGAATGATGATAATATACCTGCAATATTTTTAAGAACAATTCCATTTGCTTTTAAAAATTATAACGCTGATAGTAGAATTGCAGGTACATTAACTAGATTTTCAGATTTAAAAGCAGCAACAATTACAGGAGCTGAGATATTATCTAGTTCAGTATCATTAAATGATCAAGCTAGATTTAATTTCACTTTATTGTTATCAACACAAACGACTTTTGGTGGTTCAGATCCTAAAGATTCTATTGCATTATTATATGGTAAGTATCCTTATATAAATAAATCGTCTTGTAATCGGTATGGAATGTTGATTTACGAGGGGACTTCTAATTATATTTTAAAAAATAAAAAACATTGGGATAATCAATTATTAGTTTCATGGAACGATTTGATAAAACATTGGATGGTTAATAATAGTTATTTTGAAAATATTAGCTTACAAATAATGGGCAATAATAATATTAGGATAGGAAAGAGATTAGATATTATAGAAAGTCCGTTGTTGATGGGATTAACAGGAGTGACGAGAAGTTATTATATCGAGTCTTATATGGATACATGGACATATCCTGGATCTTGGGTTCAAACGATAACAGGAACAAGGGGAGTGTTTTTAAAGAATAATCAAGAAGTTTTTACATATGAATTGATGGATAACGAACATAAGATGACTTCTGCAAGTGTATTTAAGAGGGGTACATAATGCCCAATTTTTTTAAAGATGGAAGCATAGTTTCTTCTAATATTATGCTTTTTAAGAAGAGCGGATATTGGATTAGTAATTTTACAGATTATGCAATTGTAAAAGCAAAAGTTAACGAGGTTTTATATTCTGATGATCCGCGCAATTCAACTTATAACACTGCAAGAAAACAAGTAGAATATGTCTGTACTATTTTAGGTGGGATTAATTCAGGACAAAAAATATTTAATGTGCTTTCTATTACTCCATTTGGTGGAATTTATAACTCAGGCGAGATTATTCATACACCAGATGCATCTAGTGACAGTTCAGGTAGACAAAAAAAAATGCCAGATGTTACACAAGGTGAAATAGTTTTAATTTCTTTTTTACATGGTAGTCCGTCGGGACCGGTTATTATTGGAAGTTTAAAACATCCTAAGTCAACATATGCCGCGAAAAAAGAAGATGGTCAAAGATGTATATTTGAATTAAATGGATTAAAAATTGAAATAAATAAAGATGGAGAATTATCTATTTCATTTGAAGGTGGACCTAAGAATAGTCAAGGTCAAGTTGCAGATGAACAGGCTGCGGGGTCTCAAATATTTTTTAGTAAAACGGGGAATATAATTATTAAAGATATTGATGGAACAGGGATAGAAATAGATAAAACAAATAGAAAATTAAAAATCACAGGTGGAACAGGTGGGGTTGAGTTTAGTAGTGGAGGGAATTGGGCATTGGATATAAGTGGCAATGCTAGTATTTCAGCAGGTGGAAGTTGTAATATTGATGGTGCGCTTATTAATTTAGGCGGTGGAGGAATGCAAGCGGCACGAATGAATGACCAGGTATTTGGAACAGATGGAGAGGGAAGGCCAATAAATGCTTGGATAGGAGTAGGGAGTTCTACTGTATTAATCGGAGGGTAACACAGAATGATATTAAAGGAGGGGAGTTATGAGAAAAGATGAATTTATTTTAATAGTAGTAAAAGATATTGAGGGGGTAGAAATTAAAAGAATGCTTATTACTAAGCAAGAGTTTGATATTATTTCTAAAATAATCCCTGATCTTGTTAACTGTAAAGTTGCTCAACAACAAAGTGACACAAAAGAGATTATTTTTAAAAACATCTCTAAACTATATAATATAAAAACTAAGTATAGAAAAAGTACAGAGGATGTTAGTTATATCGAAATGGAAATGGTAAGTAAAAAAGGATAATAAATGGCTATAATTTTTAATGCTACAACAAGAAAATCAATATCGCGTAGAATAGTAAAGATACCTGTGGAAAACACAGCATTTGATCAGGCTATTACTAATATGAATGAAGTGGCAGCAACATTTTTAGCAGTAGATGATGGTAATAGAGCTTTTTATGAGAACTATTCTAATTTAGTTGATAGATATGAAAACGAGATATCATTAAAATTAGGTGTGCAATGTGGCACTATTTTAGAAGCGGATATTCAAGCTGGAGGGCAGCAAGCAGCGGGGAATATGTTTTTTTCAACAACTCCACCATATAATATGTTTTCTATTCCTATGATAGTTCCAGAAGTAAATGGCAATAATACTACCCATCCTATAATACCATTTGAAAGAGGCGTAATAAATAATCCGCCATTAGCGGTTGATGATACAGGAAATGGGATAGATCAAATTGTAGATATATTACAAAATGGTTTTAATTTTGGTGGAGCAGTTACAAACACAACAGCACCATATATAGCAGGTACTGGAGTATTATCTGTAGTGGCAACGGTAGGGATTGTAGCAGGGCAATATATTGTTGTTACAGGTGGAGGTTCGTCTGCTATATTTTTAATAACAGGTATAATTGGATTAAACTTAAATGTATTTGAAATTTGTACTCCTGATATAATATTACCAGGTGGTAGCGGTGTTGGTGAAATATTGATTGGTTTTACACAAGTAGAAAGACAAACATTAGTAGCGGCAGTTCCAGCGTTACAGAATATATTGAATTGTTTAACTACGTTAGGTGTGAATTCTTTAACAAATTTAATTTTAACAGATTGGGATGGATTAATAACAGATCAACTTACACAATTAGCGGCAAATGATGATCCTAGATTCGTTCCTGCTGTCAATAATCTTGCTGAAATTGCGGATTGTAATAACACGCAATTAGGAATAGCCGCTTGGTTGGCATTGCCGGATATTGGAGTTGGTGGAAGGTATGATGATATTCCTTTATTTGCGATATTGGCATTAACAGCAGCAAGAGATGCTAGAATAACAATTAGGATAACAATAGCGGATCCTAATGATACAGCGACATGGGGTGGTGAAATAGAAACTGCATTAGGTGGAGTTATAGATAATGGTGATGGTACTTTTGCAGCAGTAGGCGGAGATATTACAGCTGCTTATTATCAGAGATATTTTTTTATTAATATAAGAATTAATCGAGCTTTTGGTACATATTCAAAGTCATATCGAGCGACACAAGGCGAGTCAACTATTCAGGCAATAAGAACAAATAATGTCGATTGTTTGGCTCAATATCAAACAGCAATGGTAGCAAGTAAATTTGTTGTTAATGGAGATGGGACAGTACAAATTGAATTAGACGATTCTACCGGTTTTAATCTTGGAGATACTATTTATATGATATCGGAAGATATTTCAGAGATAGTGGCAGTAATACAAAACGTAAGTGGTAATATATTAACTTTAAATATTGCAGTTCCTATAACATATACTACACGAGAATTATCAAGGGCAGTGAGGGTATTATGAGTTTATCTGGTTTAATAAGTGAAGGATATGGAATTTATAACGATGCAACAAAGTTATTTAATACTCCTTTGGGAGGTAAGCAATATTTAACTGAAGGAATTTCTTATGCTCTTAATAAAGTAAAAAGTAAAAATTGGCAATATGATTTAGGGTATTCTTTTGAGGTAGAGGGTAGTTCAGCTTTTAGTAAATTTAATTTACAAATCAATCCACAAGATTTACAGCAAGCTGAGAATTTTGCAATAACAATAACGCCTAGTCAAACAGGCGTGGTTGTTGAACATCAGGGGTTTGTCACAAAAGGATTAGTTATTTCAGGGTCGACAGGACTAAAACCTATGAACAAGCCAAGGACAGGATATGAGGAGTTCCACCTTCTAAGAAATTATTTTAGAAGTTATGTAGAATCTAAAAAAAATAGATATAATAAAAATTCACGATTAATTTTTAGGAATAAAAAAGATAACGAACATTGGTATGTAGAACCTGTAGGTCCTGGAGTTATACTAAGAAGATCCGCGAATAGGTCTTTTTTATATGACTATACTATTCAAATGACAATTGTAGGGAAAACGTCTGAATACGCAAAAACAGGTATTAGTATTTTAGATGATGCTTTAGAAGTTATAGATAATGTAGAGACTCATATTGATTATATATCTGATAAAATCCAACAGGCGGCAGAGATAATACATAATAGCGCGGAAACATTAAAGAGGATTAATAATCAAATAGCGTCTACTCTATTAAATCCAATAGATAAAATAGCGGTTGTTTTTCAATCTATGGCTTATGCAAAAACAACTATTTCATCTTTGCCGAAATCTTTTTACGAGCAGACGAGAGTATCAGTTTTAAATGTTAGAGATAATTTTATAGATTTGATTGGTAAAGGAGATACTAGATATAATACAACATATAATAGAACTCCGATATCAGATAGAAAAGTTTTTGTTTTGTCAGATGGGAAAACTTTAGAGGGATTGTCATTAGCAGTAGCAACTATAGATAAGATATTATCTTCGAATATTGATTTTAGCACAGCGGCTAATTCAGGAGTAACAAGTAGTTATTCAACAGATTTAGATCAAGCATTAGTAATTAATAGCAAAGAAGTACAAGATAAAAGAATAACATCAAATAAATCTTTAGAAAAATCATTTGGTGGAGTGTTAGAATTTAAAGAACCAACATCGATAGAAGAAGTAACAATACAATATGAAGATACGTTGGAAAGAATTGCATATAGAGAGATGGAGGGGCAAGCTAATTTATGGTATCAAATCGTTTTATTAAATAATTTAGATCCACCATATTTATCAGAGACAACTATTATAGGAAAAAACACTAAGGCATCAGGTGAAACTATTTTAATCCCTCTTTATGATGAAGCGGATAGTCAAAAAATATTAAAAAAAGGTGATAGTAAGATTACAGAAAGTTTAAATTTATTTGAAAGAAATTTAGGTGTGGATTTTCAATTAACTAATAGTAATGATATTGCTTATAATGAATCTACATTAGATTTAGATTTATTAGGTGGGATGGGTAATGCAGGTCAAGCAGTAAAGATAAAATTAGAGTTGAAAAAAGAATCGTTATTGTATCATCCTGAGATTGGAATAGACGTTCAAGTTGGACAGAAGATGACATACACATCGGAAGAGATAGTTGATATGATAGAGAGCAGTGTTTTATCTGATAAAAGATTTGTATCTTTAGATAGTATAGATGTGGAAAGAGTAGAAAGTACGATTAAGTTAAATTTAAAAGTTATAATGAAAAACTATAAAAAACCTGTTCCATTGCAAATGAATATTAAGTAAGTAAGGAGAAAGAAAATGGCTGAATTTAGTCTCAAATCTGTACAAGCAATATTAAGTGATTTAATAGTAACAACATGTGCACATACTCCTTTGTCAGATATTAATCCTGGATCTGTGTTAATAACATTATTAGAAGCAATAGCAACTGAAGACGCAAATACTTACATTCAAATGCTTAATATCATTCGGTCGTTCAATTTAGACACTGTTACAGGAGATGATTTAGATGATAGAGCATATGAATATGGATTAGTAAGATACATATTAAAAGCATCTTCAGGATATGTCACATTTAGTGATAATGATTTTAGTAAAGTGCAAACAACTATTTATACAGGATTATCAGGGCCTAGTGTAGGAAATATAATTGTAAATATTGTTGATTCAACAGGATTTAATGCGGTAGGTGGTAATGCTATTGTTGGCAGAGGAACAAACAATGTAGAGACAGTTCCGTATGCGTCTATAACTAATATGGGGACATATTATAGATTGAATTTAGCAGCTCCACTTACAAAAGATCATGGAACAGACGAAACAGTAATTTACGCGCAAGGTGGCGATAGATTAGTACCAGCAGGGACAACTGTTTATGCTCCAGAGTCTGATTTAAGTGATCAGATTAATTTTGTCTTACAAGCGGATACGATTATTTTAAATGGAGAAGATGAGGTTTTAAATAATTTAATTATTTGTTCAGAAGTTGGAACATTGGGGAATGTTAATATTGGGGCAATAAAAGATTTTAGTTCATTACCATTTTCAACGGCAGAAGTAACGAATCCAGGATCGTTTACAACAGGTCGAGATTTAGAAACAGATTCTGAATTAAGAGAACGTATTAGAGGACATATACAGAGTTTAAGTAGAGGCACAATAACATCTTTAGTAACAGCTGCAAATGAAATCTTTTCTTCAGCTCAAAACAATAAAGTAGTATCGTCAAAATTTGTAGAGGCGACTACTTTAAACGAATTAAATTTCTTATATATAGATGATGGCAATGGTTTAGAACCTTGGTTTGACTCAGAAGCATATCAAGAATTGATAGAAGTGGCAGAGGGTGGGGAGAAGTTTCTACAATTAGATAATGATAAAACTCCAGTAATGAAAGCGTCTTTATTAACTCTTAATTCAGAACCTTTTGGGATTACAGCGGGCGAAATATTAGTTATAAGTGTAAATGGAGTATCTGAGACAATGACGTTTGGTGGTGCTGATATGTTTGCAGTGCCAGGATCTGCTACAGCAGAAGAAGTTGTTAAAGCTCTTAATAATAATATGACTACAATAGAATCAAGAACATCTGATAATCGTACTAAAGTTGTTATAGAGGCAAAAGTTAATGAGAATGAAGAGATACAAGTTGTTAGTGGTGATGCTAATGTAGCGTTAGGATTTAAGCAAGGAGTGGATATATATACATTAAAGCTTTATAGAAATGACGTTTTAATGAGAAAAGATGGAATAAATGGATTTGCAACATCAATAGCCGAGCCTGGAGGTGGTTATGTTTTACCGCCATTAGCAGTATTAAGATTGATCGTAGACAATATAATTGTAAATCCTCAAGATATAAGTTTTACAATAGAGACAACAGCAGAGCAGATAGTTTCTACAATAAATACACAAATAGCAGGTGCAATAGCAACAGTAGTGACTACGGCTACAAGCAATTTTATAAGGATTACATCAACAAACCCAATAAATGCTAATTCTTCTATACAAATTCCAGGAACAGGACCCGATACTGCAAATGCGGTGTTACAATTTCCGACAGATATTCAATTAGGAGCAGCTAAGGATTACACGTTAAATAAATATAATGGGCAAATTGAATTAGAAGAGGTTTTAGTAGCAGAAGATGAAATAACAGTAAATAGCGATAATACTAGAGCGTATTTAGAATCATCTTTTGCTGAGAACGCTTTATTATCACCAACACCATATATAATTGTTGTTGGTACGACTTTAATATTACAAGTAGATGATATTGTAAATAGTACGGTTAGTGGACTTGTAGATGCTAGTAATTTTATAGATGTTTTATTGATACCAGATTATACATCCGACAATTATTTTGTTGATAGATATGTAAGATTTACAAATACAACAGGCACGATAGCATTACAAGGAGTGGCGAGATTAATTTCTGCTTATGATGCAACAACAGGACAGATTACAACAGCGGCATTTCCAGCAGTACCACAGGTAGGAGATGCTTACGAAATAGTACAAATTTGGATAGCAGGTGGTGGAGATGCAGGTTTGTATACAGCAGATCAGATAGACCCTATTATTTCGCCAAATTTTGAAGGAATAAGTTTTTATGGAAAACAAAAAAACTTAAATAGATATTTAAGATTACAGACAAACACATATAATAACGATGGTGTAATTTATATTCATCCTGCAAGTACGATGACTACGGTGGCAACAGGATTAGGCATAATTTCAGGTTCTTTAAGCACATCTCAAGAAAGCAATTATGGATATATCGAGAGTGGCAATGGGGAAGATTTTACTTTTGGAACTGATCAACATTTGTTATTAATTATAGATAATGATGCTACTTACAAGACATTAGATATTGTAATGCATGTTGGGGGGTTGGTAACACATGCTATAGATGTTAGCAATTTTAGGGATACAGCGTTAATGATTCCATATACTATAGACAATTTTTTTATTGATATGAGAATTAAATTTAGAAATACTACACCAACAGTGGCGTTAAGAAATCAAATTAGAACGATTACAGATTATGATCCTTTAAATGGTTTAATCCAAGTAGACGCTCCATTGCCCGCAATTCCTGCTGTTGGGGATTTATATGATATTATACCTATTACTTGTGCAAATGTAGTTGGATTATTTAATAATAGTAATTTTACGAATTTAACAACATATTGTAATGTCAATGAAAGTAGTAATGGGAAATATGTGCAAATAACAACTACAATAAGAGGAACAGCGGGAAGTGTAAGATGTGCAGGAGGTTCAGCGAATAATTTTACGATTCCATTACTTACAGATGGAGATGTATTAGGACATCTTACAGTTGCTTCAACAGAAGGATTAAGTATTGGATTGCCAATAATTATAAATGATAATGGCGCAGTTGGACTAGCAAATGTAACAATAACAGACATCGTAGGATTAACAGTGACAGTATCTGTAGATGCTGGTGGAACAGATATTAGCATGTATTTAGTCACAAACGAATCTTTTATAGAGGATAGAAGTCAATTTGAATTTTCTTTAATTCCGTCGGAAGGTGTTGATGGATATAAATATTATACTGGATTAATACAAAAATGTCAGTGGACTATTGATACTAAAGACACTGATATTATTATGTATCCAGGTGTTAAAGCAGCAGGAGTGCAAATAGAAGTAAAAGCACCAGTAATCGAATATATAGAAGGATTACAATTGGACGTAAGTACGTCACAAGGCGTTACTCTCACATTAGTATCCAATTCTGTAAAATCAGCAGTTAGCACGTATATAAATAATTTGGGCGTGGGACAGAATGTTGTTTTAAGTGAAATTATTGCAACAGTAATGACGCTTGAAGGTGTTACAGATTGTTTAATTATTAGTCATACAAATAATATAAGTGTAGAGGCTAATGAATTAGCAAGAATCATAGAAAGTGAAATATTAGTGGGGTAAATATTTATGGATAGATTGGAAAGACTTCAAAGATTTATGCCTGGTTTTTATAAGCCTGCGAATAATCCTATTATATTTGGATTATTAACAGCAATAGCGCAAGAAGATGAAGCAAATTCTATATCAATAGAAAATGCTAAAGAGCAGATATTTGTGAAATCAGCTGTTAATATGTATTTAGATTATTTAGCAAGTAATTTAGATATACAAAGACCGACATTAATACATTTTATAGATGATAAATTTAGAGAATTGACTCCGATATTATCTTTTTGGCCTAAGCAAGTTAAACATTCGATTTATAAATGTTTAGAGCTGTTATGGACTACAGAGTATTTACATTCAACAGTGACAAGTGGAGCGGAGACTTTTAATCTTATTGGAGGGGAGAATTTAACATTAATAGTAGATAATACAACTGTTATTGGTGTGACATTTTTAGCTGAAGATTTTGCAGTTTCAGGAGCGGCTACAGCGCAAGAAGTGGTAGACAGAATAAATGCTTGGTTGCCGGAATATGTGATTGCGTATACTTATTTTGATGCTTTAACTGGGGACACTACTATAAAAATAAGCACAAATACTTTTGGATTGGCAGGAGTAATTCAAATAACAGGTGGAACGGCAAATGCAGTTTTAGGATTTGATGTTCTTAAACATCAATACACAAAAGTAAGTTTACATGAATTAAATCCAAACGAATTAGTAGTAAGAATACCTAAAAAAATTATTTTTAATTTAGATACATTAAAATGGGCACATAGATTTCATGCAGATTCAACGATAATAGATAGTAGACCAATAATAGATAGTGCTCATCCGTATTGGCCTGGATCATTTTTTTATGATAGTGTGGGTGGAGCAAGTATTGGTTTATCTTCAATGTATACAACAACAAATCAAATTTTAACTGCTGGAATTAATTATGGATTAATTAATGTTATAGATAGTTCACAATTTCCTGTTGGTGGTGGATATGTAGTTTTCGATTTTGGGTTAGAAACACAAGAAGTAGTAAGATATCAATTGAGACCATCTAACACGCAGATATTATTAAACGCAACTTATACATTTCAGCATACACACGCGCCTGGAACTCAAATGAATTTTTGTGCAATAACACCTGTAGTTCCCGTAAATACAGGTGATGACTATCCAATATTTTTTATTGATACCGAGATCGCACAAGAATTGGTTGCGCAATTTATCTTATTACTAAAAGCCGCTGGAGTGATTGTTCGTTGGTATTTAACAGATGAATAATAAATAAATATTATATAATAAAAATATTGATTATTATATAATATAATTAGAAGCATAAATTTAAGGAGTTAAAAAATGAGTCCACAATCACGAAAATTGTTGATGTATTCACAAGAAAGATATGATCTTCCTGACAAAGTAAGTAGCCAAGATTTTACAGAAGAAGATTTTCAATTGATGCAAAAAGGATTAGTTACAGGATTGGATTCCTATATAATTCGAGGATTTACCGTTAGTCAATCTGGTCCTTTAACAATTCAAGTAGCAGTTGCAAATTCAGTAGTAATTCATGGTCAACATAATGGGACTTTATATTCTGCTCTTTCAACAGAGCCAGCATTAACAGGGGTGGCAACGGCAGGCGCAACTACTTATTGGTGGTTAGAATTAGACACGGTAGACGGGCAAAATCAAGTTAGAACATTTTGGGATCCGGCTTTAATGAGTGGTGCTGGTGCTGAATTTAATCAAGCGGTCAATACAGAGCAAAGATTAATAGTTACATTACAGAGTGATAATGGAGCGTTTCCAGTTAGTGGGAATGTCATTCATCTTTGTACAACAATTGCCGGTGGTGTTGCAATAACGGATTTCACAGATAATAGACAAATGCTCTTTAGATTGGGCGATGGTGGAGCAACACCAAATTTAGATAATGTTTATCCTTGGACTTTTGGGAGAACAGAGCCTGGAATTACAGGGGGTACTCCAGCAATATTTACAGGTGGAGATAAGCAACTTATTAACTTAAAAGAAGCTTTTGATGCAATAACATCGAATATAAAAGAGATGAAATGGGGGGCGGCTACGGGGGCTGGGGCAGTTTGGTATGCTCCAACACCAAGTACATTATCTAGTTCAGATATTACTTTAACAGGTGGTGGAATTTGGGGTTGGAATTTAGGATTAACTCAATTATCGTTTACAGCAGATGCAACAATTTTAATTCCAGGAACGGCTTTTATAAACGCAATTCAATTCGCGGTATCGTCTCCAATAATATTAGCAAATCCTGGAGATGTGGCTTATGTTGATGTAGATAGAACATCTTCGGCTAATTTGCCAGTTACAGTAGTAGCTTCAGCGGCATATGTATCAGCAGTAGACAGATTTATAGTAGCGAGGCGAGTTGGGAATGCTGCATATGTAGGTATAGAATAATAAAGGAGAATTAATATGTTGAGATTAGATGACGGCGAGAGTGGACAACTTACTACTCCACTAACTACACAGAATTTAGCATATCAAGGTGCACCAAATGAAGCAACATCAGCACCTGATTATAATAGTTTAATAGTGCCAAATGTTGTGCACACTATTGCTAATACAGACGACTTAACACAAGCTATTGCAACATTAGGCTATACGTTTACTGATAGGATTAATGGAGATAGCATTTATGGTGTGCTAACTTGGCAATCTGGTGGTAGTGCTATATTTGCTAATGGTAGTATTTTGACAATACAGAATGGTGGTTCATTTATTGGTAATGCTGGTGCTACTGTTACATTCCAAAATACTTGTCAACCAGCTTTTCAGCATGTAGGTGCTCCTTTTACAGTAGTTAGCGCAATTTTAGTTGCGAATCTAAATACAGATTTATTAGATGGCAGACATGCAGGAAATGCTAATGGAAATATTCCTATTAATAATGGTGTTGTTAATGTTAATCTTAATGCAGATGAATTAGATGGTTATGACGCAGATTATACGCCTGCGATAGATGAAGAATATTATGTGCCTGTGGCAAGAGCAACTAATCCACAAATTGTAACAAATTTACAGCAAGGATTAAATGCTGATATGATAGATGGTTATCATTGGAATACATTACCTGTATCAAGTCATAGGCATGATATTGTGTCAACAAGTATAGTTGAACCCTATATACATGCCTGGAATGTAGTGGGGAACCTATTTCATTTTGGGAATTGGGATGAAAGAATGGGATGGTCATTATCTCGAAATGGCACAGATAATGGTGATGGTACAGGATATATTTATTTTTTTAGTAATATTGCTTTACAAGATTGGACAGGAGAATCTAACAATCCGTGGTTAATGAATTTTTATGATAATTTAGTATTAACTAGATTAGGAACAGGATCTTCAATAAATATCCGAGATGATGATACTCCTGCGTGGTCAAATTTAACATTACTCGCAAATGTAGTCTTTGTAGGAGGAGGCGAATACAGAATGCATGTGAATGCTCCATGCGATATGTATACAGTTGTGCAAAGAGCTAGAATATATAGTTCCGTTATAAATATATGGAGTAGGTCTGCAATGATGCCTTGGCATTATGAACTTTTGATTCTAACAGATTTAGTTGGGTGTAGTCCTTGGGGTGGAGCTAATACTTCTTGGGTAGATTTTGATATACCATCACACACAGCAGATGACGTAGTTTCGATTTCATATTTGCCTCATATGATGGCAGGGAATTATGATCCTAATTATCTTATGTTAAATTTTGATGTTGTTCGCGTTGGTACATATTGGAGAATAAGAGTTTTCTTGTATTCTGCAAATGTGATAAAAGGGACTCAACTTTTTATAAGTGTTGTTCCAGGACAAACCGATATACCTGTGTGATAATAAGGAGAGCATAATGTCTAAAAATAAAGAGATTAAGCTAAATTGTATTAATACAGTTCAGACTAATGAAGAAATTATTTTTAATAAAATTTTTAAAAAACTTTTGCGTAAAGAATGGCTTAAAAAACCTAAAAAAGAAATTGATTTGAAAGCAATAAGAGAAAAAACTTTAGAAAAAATAAATATTAAGGAGTAATCAAATGGCTAGTAATTATGATTATAAAGTTTTAAGTAATAGTCAAATAAAACTATTAGATATGTATACACCGTGGGCATATAAAGTAAGATTATCAGAATTACTAGATGAAGCATTATCGGGTGAGCGTTTAGGGATATTTGATTATATAACTGTGATTTATGATTTAATAGTAAATCAAAATTTTTATTTAGGTGGGAATGCTTATTTAGACGGGTGGTTATTTGTGGGCACTGGATATGGCTATGGGGGGTATGGTGTACAAATAAGTCCAGATGGTAATATGACAGTAGCAGGATATATAGATGCAACAGCAGGCGGTATAAGAATTCGTGAAGAAGTAATTCCATCTTCAACAAGTTTAGGAATTATAGGCGACACTTGTTATGGTCAAGATGGTGGTATTTGGTATCAATATCAATGTGTGGATACGAATTTATGGGGGAGAGTTCCATTAAATATAGCTTTTTAAAATAAACAAGGAGAATTAAAATGAAAATTGGGTTGGTAAGTACCTTTAATTGTTCGTGCGGAATAGCAACATACAGTGAGCATTTAGTTGAACAATATGCAGAAAACGAAGTTGTAATTTTTGGTAATTATTTTGAATCAATGACAGACACTAAAAGTTGTTTAAAACATCCTATTATAAGATGTTGGTCGAAAGATGTAAATTGCGATTATAAGGAATTAACTCAAGAAATAATTAAAAGCAAAGTTCGATGTGTACATTTCCAACATGAATTTGGTTTGTTCCAGAATAATCAAGCATTTTTTGAAATGTTAAAAACAATAAAATCTCATGATATCGGTGTAATTATAACTTTACATACGACATATATTGATAATGCTTTTAATCGAAATATTTTAAGTTGTGAACCTTATATTGATGTGTTTATAGTTCACCATGAAAAGTTTAAAGAAGATTTTGGAATTCCAAAGAAGACAGTAGTTTTGCCACATGCATCTGTAATGCGTATACCTAACAATAAACAAGAATCAAGAAAGCAATTATCTATTCCTGATGATAATATTGTTTGCTTAACTTTGGGATTCATTACTCCGACAAAAGGAGCGATGGATAATATCATTGCTGTTACTCGATTGCAGCATGAATTTAAAAATAAAATCATGTTATTGATAGTTGGATATCCAATTGTATATAGGAAAAATTATAGTAATTTAGAGTATTGTTTAAAATTATTTAAGCGAGTAAATGCAATAGATGCTTTTGATAGAATAAAAATTATTCCTAATTATATTGAAGAATCAGAACTGGATATGTATGCCGGAGCAGCTGATGTAGTTATTGAAAATTATTATGACACACAGAATTCTATATCTGGCATGAGTCATCTTGTAATGAGTTATGGCTTGCCTTCTATATCTTCTAGATCTAGAATTTTATCTGATTTAGACGAAACAAGAAGTGTTAAGTTTAACATTGGTGATGGAGAAGATATGACCAATCAATTAAGAAAATTATTGAAGGGTAATAATTTAAGGGCTCAATTATCAGCTAATTGTTTGGAGTATTCAAAATTAACTTCTTGGGCTAAAATAGCGAAACAAACTTGGGAATATTATAAGATTTTTGATCGAGGAGGTGCTTAATGAAAGGCAATCAGCCAGTAATTACAATTTGTGGTTTTTATGGATCTGGTAATAGCGGTGATGAAGCTATGTTAAGGACATTTGTTTATCAAATAAGAAAACGTATTCCAAATTGTGTTTTTTATGTAGCTGCTAATAAATTTGGGTCTTGGAAGACAAACGATTTATATTATATTTCAGGCGTGGATAGAACAAAATTAAAGATATCTGACATGTTTATTTTAGGTGGTGGGGATTTAAGTGTAGGATTTGGCTGGAACTTACTTCCATTTGCAAAAGTTTGTGATTGCAAGATAGTCATGGCTAGTGTGAGTATTAATAAAACGTGGTTAAAAAAATCTATTAACGATTGTGTGTTTTATAATTTACAATTATTTGATAAAATTTTCGTAAGAGATATGGATTCTTATGAAAATTTAAAAAAGTTAGGTGTAAAATCTAAAGCAACTACAGATGTTGCAATTGAGTTATTGATTAATGATAATTTAGATTTTTATAAAAAAAATAAGCACGTCACGTTATGTGTAAGAGAGGTAGCAGGCCATGACAATAAAGATATGATAAACGATGCAACATATGTGATTAATTATATGCTTGATTGTGGATTTTCAATAAGTTTACTTCCTCTGTGTCCAGCCGATAGAATTATTGCTGAGCAACTAACTGAAAATAATTTTGAAGACGTTCAGATCGTTTATAGTACAGAGCCAGAACATCATAAATATATTATTTCAAAATCTAACTATCTTGTCTCTTTGGGTAGATTGCATCCTCTTATTTACGCAACTGGCATTCCTACGCCTATGATTGGCATGACATATCCGTCAGTTGAAGAATATCACAAGATAAGAGCTTGGATGAAATATGTTAATATGGAAAAATATTGTATAGAACATGAAGATGTTATTAAAGATTTTTCAAATAAATGGCATAAATTGCGTTCTAATCAATCAAAGATTTTGTTAGATTTAGAGACTCAGAGAAGAAAATTATTTGATTTAAATCAAAAACAATTTGATGAAATTGCAGGATTAATAACTTAAAAGGAGAAAATTTTATGATAATTTTACCGGCAAAAGAAGGTCCGCCAGAATATTATGATAAAGCATTTAACGGAATAACGTATCCGAATTTTTGTCATCATTATATATGGGCAATAAATTCTTTGATTACTTATATACAAGGAAAACTCTATGTTAAAGTTCCACCATTAAAATTTCCATTTTTAGATATTGGTTGTGGAATGGGAAGATTAAGTAGTGTTGCTTATTTTGGATACAATATCTTAATTGATGGAATAGATTTCTCATCATTTGGTATAAATAATGTTAAAGATTATTTAAAACATGCTAAATTTTATTGTGAAGATGTTTGGAAGTTTGATAAATACAATGATTATAGTGTATTTATAGCGACTGAATTTTTAGAACATGTTAATAAAGATATAGAATTTTTTAGTCTTTTACCGAAAGGAAGTTTATTTCTATTTACTGTACCGTCGCCCGCGTGGGGAGATACGCATCATCTACGATATTTTGAGTCTATAGGAGATGTAGTTGATAGATATAGTGATGTTTTGGATTTTGTAGAATGTAAAATTGTTGGTCCTGGTCCAGCTTTTGGTGGAATAGGAGTAGTCAAATAAAATGGCAAAAATAACTTTTGGAATGAATACAGCTCAACAAGATTTTCCGATGGTATATTATCCACAAACGCATATCTTTGAATTTTTACTTCAGTCATTAAGACGACAAACATATAAAGATTTTGAAGTTGTTATTGCAGATGTTTTTTACAATACAAGATCTAATTATTTTAAAAATCATACAGAAGATTTTGAGATAAAACATGTTCCGATAAAACCTAATATTTGGATAAAAAACGGTTGTTGTGCTATTTCTACTACTAAGAACACATTGTTATTACATGCAACAGGAGATGTAATTGTAAGCATGGGTGATTGTGCACAATTTGATTCTAAATATTTCGAAAGAATATTAAAATATTTAAAAGATGGATATGATGTAATTAGTAGCTTATATTATATAAGTGAAGGACCACAAATAGTAGTTCAAGATCAAAGAAATATAGGATATTGTAAAGATATCCATGGCAATGTCGTTATGTCAGCAAAGAACTGGGAAGCTCTTAACGGGTACGATGAAATGTTTGATGGGGCAAAGGGCGTTGAAGATAGTGATTTAGGATATAGATGCGAAGATATTGGATTAAAAATAAAACTTATAGAACCACGAATAACTTATCAAAATCACCATCCTTGTGATTTAGTAAGATATCATAATCAACTAAAATGTCAGGACAGATGGTGGTTTTACGCTAGACATAGAAGTATTTGCGGGATTCCTGCGAATATAATCCCAATAACAGACAAAGAATTTAAGTTTATTTCTGAATGCTATAGAACAGAAAAAATGTTAGGCAAATGCAGTATTCATGGAACTCTTTGTAAATTCAAGAATAAACAAGAACTCTATAATAAAGGTACAGATCATAAATTATTGCAATTATATAGACATCCGTCATTAATTTTTGACTTAAAAGAACAAAGAAAAGATGTAGATAAAACATTATTAGATTTAAAGAATAAGGTAGATATAGTATGAAAATATCGTTATGTATGAATACAGCTAGAGAAGATTATTCAATGATTGGATTTCCTAATATTCATATCTTTGAATATTTAATGAGATCTTTAAGACGACAAACATATAAGAATTTTGAAGTAGTAATTGCAGATGTTTTATATGATAAAAGATCTAATTATTTTAAAGAACATCCTGAAGATTTTGAGATTAAACACGTTCCGATAAAACCAAACGTTTGGTTGCCTAGAGAATTTATGGCAATTTCCACTTGTAAAAACACAGCTATTCTACATGCTACAGGAGACATTATATCGTTTATCGACGATTGTGGAGAAATCAACTCAAAGAATTTTGAGGCAGCAATTAAAATGTTAGATGGGAAAGAAAATCTTATCCTTTGTTCTGCTTATAAATTGAGTCTAGGGATAAATATAATTGAATGGGGATTAAAACCAAATAGCAACGCAAAGAATTCTAACAATAATATTTGTACATATACTAAAAACATTTTATCTCTTAACGGTTATGATGAGATGTTTGACGGTAGCCGAGGATATGAGGATTGTGATATAACAATACGGTTTTTAAAAGCGGGATTTGATTTAAAAATGAATCCTTGTGCTTATACTTATCAAAGACATAGTTCAGTCTGTAATAAAAATGCAAAAATATTTGTGCGATGTTGTAATCTTTGCTGGGATTATGCATCTAAGAGACATAACGATAAAATTTTCAAAGCAAATACAATTCCTATAACAGATGAAGAATATGCTAACATGGCTGGTATTTGTCATTATAGTGTCACTGAAGAAGATAAAGGAAGATGCAATAGATTTACTATTAAAGATAGCAAATTACATATTATTTGCCCTTACGATGGAGATGTAAATAGATCTGAAGACAAAAGATATCGTGATATAATAAAGCTTTATAGACATCCAAGTTTAATTTTTGATTTAGAAAAGCAAAGAAAAAACATTAACAATGCTATTAAAGAATTAAAACAAATGTGTGATAAATAAAAGAGGCAATTGTCATGAAAGAAATAATTGAAAAAGATATTTATCAAGAAAGATATCAGACACATCAACAAAAGAAAAAAGAATGTTTGCAAGAAATCATAAAAAATAGACATTCTGATAGAGTTTTTTCAAATAAAATTATAGAAGACAATACAATAAAGAATTTAATTTTAGATACAAAAAAATGCCCATCGTCTTGCAATCGACAAGCGATTAATTTCTTATCTGTTAATAGTAGAGATTATAAAGATTTATTAGGAGGGGTTTTAGTAGGTGGAGTAGGATGGATACATCGAGCAAGTCATATCCTTCTTATTTTTGCTGATCCTTTAGCGTATAAAGCGAATAACGAAAAAGATTTTATGCCATATTTAGATGCAGGGATTGTAGTACAACAATTGTATTTAACTACAACATCATGGGGATTAAAATGTTGTTTTGTTAATCCTAATATTCGAGATTTCAATAAAAGACATTTTGAAGAAATTTTTAGTGAACAAATCTTTTGTGGTGCGTTTGCAATCGGATATACTAAAGGAACAATATGAAGATATCATTATGTATGAATACTGCTAGAGATAACTATTCTATGGATGGATTACCTGATATTCATATTTTTGAATACTTAATGAAATCTTTAAGAAAACAAACCTATAAAAATTTTGAAGTAATAATTGCAGATACTCTTTATGAAGAAAGATCAGGTTATTTTGAGGAGAACGAAGAAGATTTTGAGATCAAACACGTTCCAATAAAACCGAATATTTGGACACCAAGAAAACTTTTTGCGATATCAACTACTAAGAATACATGTTTATTGCATGCTACAGGGGATATAATAATTTTTATAGATGATTGTGCAAAAATTCATCCTGAAAATTTTGTAACAGCTATTGAAAAACTATCAAAAGATAAAAAACTTATTCTTTGTTCTGCTTATAGTGTTCATTTGGGGCAAAAGTTTCTTGGGTGGGGATTAAAACCTGATACTGAGTTAAGATCCCGTTACAATAATAATCTTGCTACACACATAGAAAATTTTTTGTTAGTTAATGGTTATGATGAAATGTTCGATGGTAGCCGAGGATATGAGGATTGCGATATAATTTTAAGACTTTTAAAAATAGGATTTCATTATGAAATAAATTCTAAGCCATATAATTTTCAGCAACATTGTTTACCGAAAAATATAACTGATAAATTTTTCGTAAGATGTTGTAATCTTTGGTGGGATTTAGCTGCTAAAAGACATACAAAACAAATCTTTAAAGCAAATACAATTTCTATAACAGATGAAGAATATAAATTTATAAGTGATATTTGTTTTTACAATATTATTGAAGAAGGAGCAAGCAGATGTAGTAAATTTACACATAAAGAGACGGGGTTACATCATTTTTGTCCTTACGATGGAGGCATACAAAGATTTAAGGATGAAAGATATAAAAATCTAATAAAACTTTATAAACATTCAAGTTTGACTTTTGATTTAAAAGAACAAAGAAAAGATATAGAGAAAACATTGTTAGATTTGAAACAGAAAGTTGAGAAAATATGAAGGTATCTGTTTTAATGTTTACAGCCAGAAAAGATTGTCCAATGGTCGGCTATCCAAACATTCATATGTTTGAATACTTGATGGAATCTTTAAGAAAACAAACGTATAAGAATTTTGAAGTTGTTATTGCAGATGTTATACATGATAGAAGACCAAATTATTTTAAAGAGCATCCTGAAGATTTTAATGTGATTCATGTTCCAATAAAGCCAAACGTTTGGACACCTAGAGGGTATATAGCAATATCAACAACTAAAAACACTTGCCTATTACATGCTACAGGGGATGTAGTAATTTTTGTCGGTGATTGTACTTCTTTTGAGCCAACATTGATTGAAATAGGATTAAAGAAGTTAGAAAAAGTTGATTATGTATATACAGCTTACGAATCAAGATTAGGGAATAAATTTAATGGATATATGATAAACCCAAATCATGCTTTATCACATGGTCATTCTGGCATAACAGCAAGAATAGAGTTGCTTGAAGAATTGAATGGATATGATGAAAAATATGACGGAGCGCGTGGATATGAAGATGGTGATATAAGTTTGAGGCTATATGCAAAAAGAGTAACAGTAGATTTTAATAGACTTTTAATGACACATCAAATACATGTAGCTTTCCCTACAATCACAAAATATTTGAGATGCGCTTACCCATGGCACGATTATAGAATTAAAATCATAAAGCAACAAAAAGATTTTAGAGTTAATAATAAAATAACAGATAAAGAATTTGATGTTTTAGGAAATAAATGTATTTTTATAGGAGAAAATAAAAAATGTATGACTTATTCTAAGGCTGTGGGCAAGAATGTTTTTTGTCGACATGATGGAGATATAGATAAAAAAAATGATGAAAAATATAAAGATATCCATTTATACAAACATCCCTCATTAGCATTTAATTTGAAAGAACAAAGAAAGAATGTAGATAAGTCTTTAAAAGAATTAAAAGTATTAGTAGAGAAATAGTTTTTGATTTTTTATATTTAATAGGTTATATTTTTTAAAAAATAGGAGAAAATTATGCCGGTATCATATCACGAGCCATACGAAAGATATAAAGAGTGGGTAACAGATAATCACCCGAAAACTGTATGGGATATCGGAATGGGATACGGTAATATCGGCAGTTATGCTAAACAAATATACTCTGATATAGAATTAAATGGAGTTGAAATTTTTGTTCCATATTTTTCTCATTCACAATCTCAATATAAAAACTACAAAAGAATTATAGTTGCCGACATTAGAGATATAATCAATAAAATGTGGTCTGTAGACATGATAGTTGCTTTTGATGTTATTGAGCACTTAGAAAGAGAAGAGGGAATTAAAGTTATAGAATATTTAACGTCTATTGTAAACATGGCTTTGCTTGTTACTGTGCCGATTATAGATTATCCACAGGAGGCTATACATGGAAACGATGCTGAGATACATAGGACGCAATGGAAATTTGAAGAGATGTTAGCATTAGGCGGGAATCCATTACTTAAAGGGAAAGTAGTAGGTTTATTTGAATTTAAAAAAGGATTAAAAAATTAATGGACTATATAACCAAAAAAATTAGTATTATATATATAACAGCAAGAGAAGACTTTCCGCAGATCGGTTGTCCCAACCTTCATCAATTTGATGTGTTTTTGGATTCTGTCGCAAGACAACGGTGGGCAAAAGAACGTCCTGAAGATTTTGAAGTTGTTATAGTTGATGTTTTGAAAAATAAAGGAGTTCAAGGCTCAGAAGTAAAGTATTTAAAAAGAGATTATGATTTTAATAAATACAATTATAAAATAAAGCATATTACTCCACATGATAATTGGTGGTTAGATCATAATTATTCTTGTTATTGTGGTTTTCAAAATTCTGGAGTTATAGCAGCCAATGGTGAATTGTTAATATTTTTTGACGATTCTTCAGAAATTATAGGTAATAATTTTTTAGAAATTCATTGGGATTGGTATAAAGAAAAAGGTAAAGATAGAGTTTTCCCACATTCTATCCACGAATATTATAAAAGGGGAAAGCCACTTATTGCTTCTAATAAAATACTGAGAGAACCTTCTTATGATGCATTAATAAAAACAAATAAAATTTATTCTGTTATAGACGTATTTGGCGCAGGTGGTTATTTTTCTCTAAGTTTAGAGGTGCTATTAAAACTAAATGGTTTCAATGAATTATTTGACGGAGCAAAAGGGATTGAAGATGGTGATTTGCAATATCGTGCTGGTCGAATTGGTTGTAGGTCTTTAGTAGATATTAGATTGCGAGTTGTTGAGAATAGTCATGCACCAGTTGTTTTCCACGCATTAACTGGATCTTTCAGAAATAATGTTCCAATTGTAAAAATTACTAAACAAAGAGGTCCAAGTTTTTTTGAAGCTAATAGAAAAGGTGTTACCCAAGAAGAATACGACCAAATTTTAACTTGGAATAAAGCAATAAATCCAGATTTTAAAGAGACAGAATTATGTCGTAGAACATTAACTCATCCGCCTATTTTTGATTTAAAACAATTAAGAAAAAGGTATCATGAAATTAATAGAAAGAAATAAAGGAATTAAAGAACGAATTTATATATCTAAAGACATATTAGAATTAATTGAAAGTCAGTTGTCTTTAGAAGCTCATATTCAAAGATATGCTTTTGTTCGGCAGTACGCTCATGGGATTGTTTGCGATTGTGCATGCGGGTGCGGGTATGGAACTTATATGTTGTCGAAAAATCCTGATGTTAAATTAGTTGTTGGGATAGATAATTCTGAAAAAGCAATTAAATATGCAGAATCTAATTATTCTACAGATAAAAGTTGTTTTGTTCATTGTAACGAAATAAAAGAATTTACATCGAAAAATAATATTGACCAATTAATTTCTCTTGAAACTATAGAACACTTAAAAAATCCTATAGATTTGGTTGATATGTCTGTAAAAAATAATATCAAACAATTGATTATTTCATTTCCAACTAAAAAATCAAGTCATTACAATAGATTTCATTATCATGATTTTTCTTATACTGATATTGAAGAATTAATTGGTTATTTTTATAATATAAAAGATTTTTTTGAATATAAAAGAGAAGTCGGATTTATATTTGCTCAAAAAAATATTAAAAAGGAGAACTAAAATGACAAGAGAAAATATGAAAAATTTCACACAAGATTATTATGATAAGGATTATTTTGTAACTCCAGAAGGAAAAAAATATAAGTCTCAACAAGGAGACATTAAAGGTTGGAGCTATGCTAATGATGCTGGAGAATTTTTAGGTTGTGAGCCTATTGCTAAAGCTTGGAAAAAAATATTTAACCCAAAAACATTGTTAGATACAGGAGCAGGTCGAGGTACTTTTGTGTCTTATGCTAGAGACCAAGGAATTGAAGCAGTAGGATTCGATTACTCAAGATGGGCAGTATCAGAGGAAGGCAGATATTATCGATGCGAAAAAGATTGGTTAAAATGGGGAGATATAACAAAACCTTGGGAATATGGAACCGAATCATACGATTTAGTAACTTGTTTAGATTTAATGGAACATATTTATGAGCCAGATGTAGAAAAAGTATTATCTGAAATGTATAGAGTGGCTAAAAAATACGTATTTTTATTAATAGCAACTATTCCAAACAACGAAGGGATTATTTTAAAAAGAGGCGAGTCAATCCCAGAAGAATGGGAAGGCTGCTGCGTTGCTGGACATGTCATAATCAAACGGAAAAAATGGTGGATGGAAGAGAAATTTAGTAAATTTAATTGGATAGAAAGGAAAGATTTATTATTAGATTTTTGTGATTTTGTTGACGAAGATGTATTGTCAAATTGGGTACAAAACACAATGCTAATCATGGAGAAAAAATAATGGTGAATTTAATAGATAATAAAGTAAAAATTCAATTTTATAGGAGATTTGATCATTCTTCTTTAGCTCACGTCGGAAGAAAAATCAAAGAAAATTTAGATGGATATAACTTTGAAATTTCTGATTTTGGAATAGGAGTGACGATAGATAATACGTTTTTAGATCATAAAGCTGACATCGGTATTATGTACGGTATGATGCAAGACGTTGTGTATCTAGTAAATCACAGAGTAAGAATTGCGGGTTTAGTGTGTGAAAAAGATTTAACAGAAGATGAAATTTATAGATTAAAACAAGTTAAATTAGATGAAATTTGGATTCCAAGTTTATTTTGTGCTGAAAAATTTCAAAAAGCTGGTTTCGGAGATAAAATTGTTTTAGTTCCGCACGGCATAGATCCTGTACATATTATAAATAAAAAATATGATAGTCCTAAAATATTAATGGCATTTAATTCTTATTTACAACTTGGGTTTCCAATACGAAGAAAAGGGATTTTTGAGACGTTAAAAGCTATACAAGAAATAAAAGATATCGAATTAATTTTAAGGACAACACATAGAAAATATTACAATACTTACAATTTAGCTAAAGTTAGATTTATAGAAGATAGAGTAAAAAATATTGATGAGGTTTATTCTCAATGTAATGGTGTTTTATGCCCAAGCAGTGCTGAAGGATTTGGATTAATCGGTTTAGAAGCGTTAGCAAGAGGAATTCCTTTGATAAGCACAATAACAGGAAACGATTATCTTGAAGAAAATGTGTCTTATATACATATTGATTTACCAGTTACTAAAGATAAGATAAAAGATGCTATAAACAAACTATATAATAATTACGATAGCTATAAAAAAAATGCTATAGAACAAGTTCCTACAATTTTAAAAAAATGGAGTTGGTTGAAGGCGCGAGATATGGTAAAAAGGAGGTTAGATAAAATAATTGTTGATTTATTCAACAATTAGAAATTATGAAGTTAAAAATAATAGATAATTTTTTATCTCATCTAATTTGTAAAATTTTTTGTACAGACGGTTTATTTATGTATCCGTTTCTTTTTTGCAAAAAAAATGTATTAAGTTTGGATTTCTTATCTTATTATATCTCTTATGTTCGACATTATAAAAAAAGCAGATTAAAAGTTTGTTTTTCTTTTTTATATAGTTTTATTTTTAAAAAACCGAACGGATTTAAAATCCAAGCAACAGCCGAAAAAAGTAAGTATAGACAATCGGCTATGGAGATTTATGCACAACACATCAAAAAAAAATCAAAGCAGAAGCTATAAATTGGCATTATGGAGTTTTGTTTTTTCTATTTTTTTTATATTTTTAGGCATTCTTAATGAGATTCACATCGGTAGTTTTCATTTAAAATTTAAAATGATAGATAGTAGTGTTGTGTTCTTATTGTCTTCTAGCTTTGGTTTGTACGGAGTTAGACGATACACAGAAGCTAAATTTCAACCTAAAGAACAATCTTCAGATCAATAAAATTTTTAATAGACTTGTAAGTAGTTGATAAATAACACAAAATATTTATATTTTTTTTTATTTGAAAAACACTTGACAATGATTAGCTAAAATGTATATATTAATCGTAGTTAAAAATAAGAATTTAAAACATGGGTTATATACACATTTATAAAATTTAAAATAATAATAAAGGAGAAGAAAAAT